TTGTTGTAAAGATATGTCTAATGTTTGTAACGTTTTATTAATTGTAGTCATTGTAGTTTCCTTATATCATTATATTATTATATTGTTTAACATCGTATTGCTTGTTGATGTTGGAACTATTATACCGTAGTTTTACTATATGTAAATCTTATTTGACAAACTAATTTGAATTAACTTTAGCACATTGGATTATGTAATACTAACTTCATTAACAACTACGTAGATATTATATTATGTTAAGTATCTTAGTATTAACTACATTAACAAACATTCGTCACCTCATATCTAAGATAGTCAGATAGTATTTACTCTCACACATCTGTTATCCTACCAATTCAAATACTTATTCCCATACCTATACTATTATATTATCTAATAGTCTTTAATGCGCACACGCACACGTATGAATGTCGGCATATAGGCTGATAGGCTGAGAGGCTGATATGATTTAACACCAGAGGACACTGATATGCTCACATGTTTTCGCCCCACTTAGGGGGTAAACGGTACCATGGTAATCATTATCAGTATCAATTGTTACATTTCCGCCTAACCTACTGTCCAGGATTTTTTTTCTAGGAGATTTTAGAAAGTCAAATAAATATTTCAAATAAAAAGATCTAACACCACTCCCCCTATTAGGTATAATGTCTGACATGAAACCAGAAACTAAGTTGATAAAGGAAGAATTCCGAAAGAGGATGATGCTTGAAGCACTCGAAAAAACTCTAGGAGTTATAGCACCGGCTGCTAAGATGTGCAAGCTTAACAGGATCCAGCATTATAAGTGGTTAAAAGAGGATCCAGAATATAAACAGTCCGTTGAAGATCAAATTGAGCGAACTTTGGACTTTGCAGAGACTAATCTTTACAAACAGATTGAATCCGGACAAGTGCAAGCGACTATATTCTTTTTAAAGACTAAAGGTAAAAAGCGCGGCTATATCGAACAAACCGTTATTGATCATACCTCCTCCGATGGCAGTCTTAAACCAACAATCATCGAATTGGTACCGCAGAAATTCGAATTAACCGTAGAAGGTGAGGTGATAACTGATGACACAACCAACTGAAGAAGAACCAAAGCAGAGAGCACAAATAGCATTACCACCGAAATTAGTACCTGTATTTGCAGGTAGGTCTCGTTACCGTTGTTCCTTTGGAGGACGTGGTAGCGGTAAGACGCGTAGTTTTGCATTAATGACAGCGATTAAAGGATATGAGTGGGGCATGTCCGGAAAGACAGGGCAGATATTATGTGCCCGTGAGTTTATGAACTCCCTAGATGATTCATCTCTTGAGGAGATCAAGATTGCCATACGTTCAATACCTTGGTTAAACGACTACTATGAAGTAGGTGAGAAATTTATACGTAGCAAGGATGGACGTGTGCATTATACGTTTGCAGGATTACGTCGTTCATTGGATTCTATTAAGTCTAAAGCACGAATACTACTCGCATGGGTGGATGAAGCAGAGGGTGTAAGTGATATAGCTTGGCAAAAGCTCATTCCGACCGTTCGTGAAGAGAACTCCGAAATCTGGGTAACCTGGAACCCGGAGTCTAAGTATAGTGCTACACATGAACGTTTCCGTACGAATACACCAGACAATGCTAAGATCGCGGAACTTAATTTTAGGGACAACCCTTGGTTTCCAGATGTGCTGGATCAGGAGCGATTAGAAGATAAGCGCAAAAGACCTGATGTGTATGAGCATGTTTGGGAAGGCGGGTTCTTAATCTTTACGGAAGGTAGCTACTATACTGAAGAAATGAGACGCGCTAAGAACGAAGGTCGTATTGGTAACGTGGCTTATGAAAGATCTAAGAACGTAGTTACCGCATGGGATTTAGGTATTGGTGATTCTACAGCCATCTGGTTCGTACAGTATATTGGTGCAGAGATTAGAGTCATTGACTACTTTGAAGGATCAGGTGTAGGTCTAGATTATTATGCTAAGGTCTTACAGGACAAAGGATATGTGTATGACACGCACATACTGCCTCATGACGTACAAGTTAGAGAGTTAGGCACAGGTAAATCTAGACTTGAGATTTTACGTACCTTAGGGCTTAATAATATCGACATCGCGCCTAAGCTAATGATTGATGATGGTATTCAATCTGTACGTTCCATCTTAGACAAATGTTGGTTCGATGAAAAGAAATGTGAACGTGGTATAGATTGCTTAGTTAACTATCAAAGAGAATACGATGATACAGGTCAGACCTGGCGTCAAAGACCTAAACACGATTGGTCATCACATGGCGCGGATGCATTTCGTTACCTCGCAATTGGTTATAGTTCTACCGCTAGTTGGGGTGAACCAATAAGGAGAAATCTTCAAGGTGTAGCGTGATATAATGCCTGCAACGGATTTTTAAAGGCAGTAATCGATGGCTGATCACGATAGTTTTGATCCATGGGAAAGTACGGATTATTTCGATGCAGAAGATTATGCAAGTGTTCACAATGACGGTACTCCCAGTAACGACTTCTCTTGGAGTTCTGGTGACAGCATGTGGAATACTGGCTCCGGTCAAGCACCACAAGGCTTATTGGGAGGCTTCGATTCGGTAGGTAACTACTGGGGTGATACAAGTAATACAAGTAATACACCCTGGTCAGAAACTAATACTCTCCTTCAAGGTCAGCAAGGCATTATGGATATGAATGCAGTCCCGGTTAATACAACGGGTCAGAAGCTAGCAAAAGGACTCCTCGGAAATCAAGTTACTCCCGGATTTACGAACACAGCCATTCCTGGAACAACACCTATCGATGTAAAGCCAGTTCAATTCACAGGCGGCATTAATCCTGAATGGGATAAACCTTTAGAGTCATCCACGCCACTACTTAACATATTCGGTGCAGTTAAATCGATGCCTTTCTTAAAAGAAGCTTCGAAGACAGGAATTAAAACAGTATCTAATGCGATTAAAAACCTGGGTAAGAATACGAATACGGGAAGTAACGTAACAAGGTTCGACCCTTTGATGAGAAACAAGACTGGTATTGGCTTTCATAGAGCAGGCGATCTAGGTAAGATTAACCGAGGACCTATAGATAGGAATCTATTTACTAGCCCGATGAGTAAAACTGGCGCAGTAGGTGCAATGGCAGATCCAGATGATCCATTCTTCGACTATAAGAACTATGCACAATTAGAAGAAGGATACGACGAAGGCATAACCTCTGGTTGGTTACCAACAATATCTACAGCAATGAGAAACATTGATAATGTTGTCTACGATGCGGCGAAAGGTATTTATGCGCTTGGCACGGAGCCAGAGGTTCGTAAGCAACTGTCTCAAACTATGGGCGACTTTGCCTTAGGCGCTGCAGAAAAGATCAAAGGTGGACCGTTATTTGATACGGAACTTGGCAGAGAGAAATCTTCAGGAAGAGTAAACATGGTAGATGATGCTATTGATAATGTTAAATCTATCTTTACTGATAGACGCTCTATACAAGAATTTATCTCGCAGAACCCCGACATAGGAATAGGCGGCGCGTTCATCGGGGTTAAAGGTTTAGGTAAAGCAGGTTCCGCGTTTAAAACCCACCTGGGAGCAGAATTAGCAGGTAAGGTAGAAGAGCATCTACAAGGTATAGGTGCCATGCCATCAATGGACGCCTGGCATAAGTCTACAGCGACGTTCAATAAGATTGATAAAGACATGTTGGGTATATCTACCATGGGGAAAGGCTTTTATGTTGAGACTAACGCCCTTTTAAAAGATAAATTCCCTGGCATGAATCTATACCAGGCAACCATACCAGACGATATAGCATTAAGAACGATCAATTGGAGCGATGGAGGACAAAGCCCTTTTGTAATGAATGCGCTTAGCAATATACAGAAACAGGTAGATTTCGATTTAGAATTAGACCATCCACCTCAAGCCTACGTGAATTTAGTTAAAGGGCTTGGCTCAGAAGATGCTGCGCAAGCGATGTTAGGAAAACACGGCATAATCGGAAGTAGGCAAGGCTCGCAATATGGCATATATGATACGGATGTCGTTGATCTAATTAAAAGAAACAATGAGAAGATCGCGGGTGGAGGACTTA